TTGTTGCTCTATCTGGGTGTGTTATTTTGGCTATATTGCGGTATATTTGCTTTACCTTGGCACGCACCAATGGATCAACCGTAGATGGATCTATCGTTTTTTTATTCGCGCTTTGTTGTTGCTGTTGATCAACACCTTGTGTTGTTGGCTGTGGAGTAGGTGGCTTACCCATTATGTTACGCACCGTTTCCATAAACCGATTTCGCGCATCATCTATCAACTCATCTTTGTACTGTGAGTCCAGCATTAGGTAGCTGTACTCCTGCATCAGCTTTTGTATTTCGAGTTGTTTTAATTTGTCATTCATCAAATTGTATTTTCCCATAAATATGTAATATGTATCGTCGTTAACAACACGTAATGGCCAAAACAAGAAAACCACGCACAAAGAAACAGGCAGAGATATCCAACTCGCTCGTGGAACCGTATGTAAACCCGGAAACAGGTGAAACATCGGGCAACCCGAACGATCCAAAGGACTTCCGTCAGTTTACCGCAGATGAACAGAGCGGCACCGAATTTAACCGTTCGGAGCAGTTATCCACGCGTGGTGACTCACACAAACCCATCTCAATCGGGTTATACGACCACGATGAGGCAATCATGTATTATTTCAACGAGATAATCCAGCCACATGTGATACAAAACGGTAATCGCGTTGCTGTACCCATTATCTATGGTTCACCAGAGCGATGGAAATCGGCGCAAAAGGACGGATACTACAAGGACAAGAACGGCAAAATCATGGCACCGCTAATTATGTTCAAGCGAAACACAGTAGAAAAACACCGTGCCTTACCAAACAAACTGGACGCCAATCAACCTCATTTGTATGTTACATGGGGTACTAGTTACACGGCGCGTAATGCATACTCGAATTTTGATGTATTAACCAACCGCGTACCACTCAAAACATACCAATTGATTGTAGTACCGGACTATGTAAACTTAACCTATAGTTGCTCTATACAAACATACTATGTTGATCAACTCAACAAGTTGGTTGAAGCAGTCAACTATGCTACCCCATCGTATTGGGGTGACCCGGAGCGCTTTAAATTCAAAGCATCCATAGATTCATTCACCACCGACAATGACATTGTAGATGGGTCGGATCGTGTAGTAAAAGCAACATTTACCCTAAAATTATCGGGGTACATCATACCAGATACACTTCAGCGTGATATTGCATCATTCAAGAAGGCATACAGTACATCGCAAGTAGTTGTGGGTACTGAGGTGGTATATTCTGGATTAAAATAGTATTTATATTAAAACAACAATATAGGGCAAAATATATTGTAAAACTTAAAAAAATAATTTTATATGGCAATTTATTCAAATGGTCAAGTTGGTTGGAAGAGTGGCATCATAATCCCCTCATCTCTCCTTACCAACTTAATCTCAGCATATAATGCTGAATCAAATACAAATGATTCATTTGGTACAAACAATGGAACAGCAATCGGTGGATTAACTTATACTGCTGGTAAAATCGGCAATGCGTTCCAGTTTAATGGTACAAATGCTTATGTAAGTTTACCAAATACATCGGGTCAATTTAATTTCACTGGTGATTTTAGTGTGTCTATGTGGTTTAGAAGTAGTAATTTATCTACATCAAGATACGCTATAGGTAATTATAAGGCTGGTGGGACATATGGTTATGGCTGGGTACTATATTATACTGGTACTGGTGGATTTGCTTTTGATGTACGTAATAATAACAATATTAATCAGGTAGCTAAAAACCTATCGTTAGCAACAAACACTTGGTATCACGTTGTCGCTGTTAGAAAAATGGGCCAAATACATAAATTATATGTTAATGGTGTTGACCAATCCGCCCCACAAATTGATGGTAATGTTAACAACTTAGCAGGGTATACTGCTAATCAACCAATGAATCTAGGTGGATTATCAGATGTTAATGCCCCAGCTTTATGTGATTTAGATGGTGTTAATATGTGGAATAAAGAACTATCCGCATCCGAAATCACCGAACTATACAACTCAGGAAACGGCAAGCAATACCCATTCTAATTAACCACTAAATTTTAAACAATGAACGTACATATATTAACACTAGAACAAAAAGAAATGTTGGTTGGTCAAATGTGGAATAACCAAGCGTACTTTAACCCAACTCAAGATGCGGATGGAAATTGGTTTATTTCAATTGAAGAAGTGAACGGATGTACACATGAAAACGGAGCATTTGAGTGGATTCATGAACTACCATTAATCGCATACAACCCAGTTGTAACCGAGTTCCCAATCTAATCCACAACAAAACAAAGCCACCCCACAAAGGTGGCTTTTTCCCTGCATATGTATAATCAAACATAAACTTACATGGCAAAACGTCTCGACAAAAACGATATCGTATCACTCAACATTATCCGCCCATACCACGTATCCCAATCCGTGGATGCATTTACAGGCGCAGTAGCATATGATATTAATGTATCAGGTTCATTTCAGGTTACAGGTTCCACTACATTATCAGGTAGTACATTCCTACGAACACTCACATCCACAGCACAATCCGACGTTCTCACATATAACCAAAGCACAGGGCGCGTGTATTTCACCGCCTCTAGTGCTGTGGGAACCACAACAAATACCGGTTCATTATTAGTAACCGCATCGTATTCAGCACCAAACATAGTGTTTACCAAAGGTAATGGCACAACATTCAATGTTACCATACCAGCATCAACCGATACAAACATTGGTAACTCAAATTTATCTGTACCATCAGCAACAACACGTGTACTAGATATACCAAATGGTAGTGTTGTAAGATTTGCTGGATCATTTACCCAAGGTGATGCAGGAAATTCAGCGGGTGGGGAAATATCACACGCGGAAGGTTATAGCACAAACGCATCTGGTCCCAATTCACATGCTGAAGGTCGTGTAACTGTAGCATCTGGAACAGGTTCACATGCCGAAGGTACCAACACAGTAGCAAGTGGACATTTATCCCATGCTGAAGGTGCTTATTCTCAAGCAACTGGATATGGCTCACATGCCGAAGGTGGATTTGACTCCACATTTAAAGGTGGGATAGCATCTGGAGAGGGTTCACACGCTGAAGGTATATTAACGTTAGCAAGTGGTCGAGGGGCACATGCTGAAGGGAACTATACCACAGCCTCAGGAATGTATTCACATGCTGAAGGTGGATACAACTCAACAAATCGTGGTGGCACGACATCAGGTCGAGGTTCACACGCAGAAGGTGTACTAACATTAGCAAGTGGAGATGGTTCACATGCTGAAGGATATTATGCAACTTCATCTGGAAACTTTTCACATGCTGAAGGTGAGTATACAATAGCTAGTGGTTCTTATTCACATGCTGAGGGTACATCTACTGTAGCTAGCGGTCAAGCATCTCATGCTGAAGGTTGGTTAACAACAGCTAGTGGTAGTGCGTCACATGCCGAAGGATTTTACTCTATTGCATCTGGTTATTTTTCACACGCAGAAGGCAGGGAAACATCAGCAAACGCAACCGGCTCACATGCTGAAGGAATATACTCAATTGCATCAGGTCATTTTTCACATGCTGAAGGTGGGGCCGATTCAACTAACCGAGGTGGTACTGCCTCTGCCCCTGGTTCACACGCAGAAGGTATAAACACATTAGCAAGTGGAACTGGATCACATGCTGAAGGAGCATACTCAACTGCATCAGGTAATTATTCACACGCCGAAGGTGGGTATGTTAATCAGTATGGTTCTGTATTTAGTGGTGGTACAGCAATGGGTACTGGTTCACATGCTGAAGGTATAAAAACATTAGCAAGTGGAAATGGATCACACGCAGAAGGAATATTTACAATTTCATCTGGAGATCATTCACACGCTGAAGGTGATCGTACATTAGCAAGTGGCATTGGTTCACATGCTGAAGGAGCATACTCAACTGCATCAGGCAATTATTCACACGCCGAAGGTGGATACGATGGAACTAACCGAGGAGGTATCGCATCAGGTCGAAGTTCACACGCAGAAGGTGTATTAACGTTAGCAAGTGGAATTGGTTCACATGCCGAAGGTTACCTCACAACAGCATCCGGCGATTATTCACACGCTGAAGGTTCAAACACACACGCATCAGGAGCATATTCACATGCCGAGGGTACATATACTGTAGCTAGTGGTAGTACATCACATGCTGAAGGTAGAAACACATTAGCAAGTGGATATGGTTCACATGCTGAAGGATTCAGAGCTACAGCATCTGGTGATTATTCACATGCAGAAGGTGAACGCACATTAGCAAGTGGCATTGGTTCACACGCCGAAGGTAACTCTACAATAGCATTGGGGAACTACTCACATGCTGAAGGGTATTTTGCAACTGCATCTGGAAATTATTCACATGCCGAAGGTGGATCAGGTACTTTTTTATTTAGAGGCGGAACAGCATCAGGTGAAGGTTCACATGCAGAAGGTATGCTTACATTAGCAAGCGGAAATGGGTCACATGCAGAAGGTAACTCTACAATAGCATTGGGAAATTATTCCCATGTTGGAGGGTCATACACAATTGCATCCGGTTCATCCCAAACTGTAGTTGGTATATACAATACGCGCAACAATACAACAGACCATTTTATTGTGGGTGGAGGAAATGGAGACGCAGATGCAAATAGACTAGATGCATTCAGAGTAACCATGCATAATTCCATCGCTGTAGCAACACAATCAGCAGCACCTTCATGGGCAGGCACAGAAGGCGAGATGGTACCAGCATTAGTTAGTGGTACTTGCTATTTATACGTGTATTTGAATGGTGGGTGGAAACGCACTACATTAACCCCTTAAACCGCACTACAATACAAAATATTTAGCCACCCCGCAAAGGTGGCTTTTTTTGTGCATATGTATAATTAAAAATATAGATGGCAAATATATTAGACAAGAATGGTATCACCACTGGCCAAACAGTAGAGGCATACCACGTTACGCAATCCATTGACGCATTTTCAGGAACAGAGGCATACGACATAACCTTATCTGGTTCATTCACAGTAACAGGTTCTATCAACCAAGAAGGCAACCAAGTCACCGATGGTACAATCACAGCAACACAATTTATTGGCCCATTAAACGGGACGGCATCTCAAGCCATATCATCCAGTTACGCTGTAACTGCATCATATGCAGAAAATGCACCATCATCAACCAGTGCATCCTATGCTGCAACTGCATCCATTGCCACTAGTGCATCATATGCACTGTCATCCAGTTATGCCGTAACTGCATCGTATGCTTTACAGGCATTAACCGCGTCATACGCCATCTCAGCATCATACGAGATTAACTACGAAACATCATCATCGTATGCTGAAACAGCATCTATTGCTATTTCATCTAGTTATGCTGCAACCGCTTCATACGTAGAGAATGCACAGACAGCGAGTTATGTTACACTAGCACAAACAGCGAGCTATGTAGAGAATGCACAAACAGCGAGTTATGTTACGTTGGCTCAAACGGCATCGTATGTAGAAAACGCTCAAACTGCTTCGTATGTACTAAACGCAGTGTCTGCTTCATATGCAGAAACGGCATCGTATGTAGAGAATGCACAAACCGCATCATACGTTACTCTAGCACAAACAGCTAGCTATGTAGAAAACGCACAAACGGCATCATACATTACACTAGCACAAACGGCATCATACGTTACACTAGCACAAACGGCATCATATGTTACACTAGCACAAACCGCTAGCTATGTAGAGAACGCTCAAACCGCATCATATGTACTTAATGCAGTATCATCCAGCTACGCTACAACAGCATCATATGCGGATACAGCAAGTTACGTAGAAAACTCGCAAACAGCG